ATATAGGCAAACTCCCCAAGTAGATTCGACCTGCTTGGGGTTTTGTCGTTTAAGGGAATATGTCAAAAAAAGATTTTAGTAAAAAAGATGCGTATTATTTTAGCCACGATGCTAATGCGCAAGATGACCCTAAATGTATGGTTTTAATTGACCAATTAGGAATGGAAGGGTATGGTATATTTTGGGCATTAGTTGAAAAATTAAGGGCAGAAAAAGAATATAAATTACCATTGATGACACTTGAATCTTTCGCAAGAAGGTGGGGAACATCAAAAGAAAAAGTAAATACAGTAGTTAAAAATTTTGGTTTATTTGTTATTGAAAACGATGAGTTTTTTTATTCAGAACGTTTAAAATTCTCAATGGAACTAAAAAGTGAAAAGGCTACAATATCAATAAATGCAAGGTGGGCGAAGGATAAAGGTTTAAAAATTGATACGACCGTATTACCAACGAATACGAATGTAATACGAAACGATACTATTAAAGTAAAGGAAAGTAAAGTAAAAGAAAGTAAAATATTATTTACTGATTGTAATTTATTTGATAGACATATTTTTAAATCTGAATTTCCTAATTGGTGTAAAGACAAATTAATTTATTACTATGAAGCAGCAGTTGCTTATTCAAACGAAGGTAATAAATATGTAAATTGGAAATCAGCAATAAATACTTGGGCAAGGAGAGATGAAGCAGCAGGTAAGTTGAAATTTAATAAAATAATTGATTCACAAAACCCTAAAAACTTACCAGTAGAACTATGAAAATAACACGTATAAACGATAAACACATAATGGATGAAATAATGTACTTGCGTGAAAATAACACATCAAATCTATTGAGTACAGGTTTTAAAACATTAGACCAATTTTATAAAATAAGACCAACTAATACAACTATAATCTATGGTTATCCTGCAAGTGGAAAGAGTGAATTTGCTTTACAAATGTTAGTAGGTTTATCAGCAAAGTATAAAAAACATTTAATCTATACACCTGAAACTGGTAATGCTGCTGAAATATTTTGCGAAATAGCACATAGCTTAACAGGTAAAACATTTGATAAAAGATTTAATAATTATATATCTGAAGCAGAAATTTACAGAGTACAAAACCACATAGCAGAATACTTTACTATTATTGATGATGATGGAATAAAAGGATTAACACTTGAACATTATGAAGAAATAGTAAAAGAAGTTAAAAGAGATGGCAAAGGTTTAGACTGCACCCTAATAGATAATTTTAACGATTTGGAACATAAGACATCAGATTTAAATAGTATTGCATCTTACCTACCTAAATTCATTTTAGATTGGAATCGTATATCAAGACAAAATAAAATACATTCTTTTATGGTTTGCCACGCAAGAAATCCAAACGGACTTAAATCAGGTGAATTACCAAAAGCACCAAGTGTATATGAAATAAATGGCGGTTCTGCTTGGTATGCAAAAGGTCAAAGTATGATTTGTGTAAATAGACAGTATGAAGAAATAAACGGAATAATGAAACAATCCAATACAGTTGATATTGACATAAAAAAAATTAAACCTAAAATAGTTGGCAAACGTGGAACAGTAAATTTAGATTTTGACTTTCCTAAAAAATGCTACTATGAAACAATAAACGGAATAATTAAAACAGTAGACACTGGCTTTAAAACATCATACGAAATACCTGCTGAAATAAAAATAAAAATAGGTGAAAAAATAGTAACACAAGCAAACTTTGATTTAAACACAGCACCTTTTTAGTTATGAGTATAAAAGATAAATACATAGTGAAATCAATTGATACTGCTCAATGCAAAGAGTGGTTGATTTACAAGCACTATGCTAAAAGATTACCGAGTATTAGTTACTCATTTGGATTGTATGATGTTGACAATATATTGCAAGGGATATTGACATTTGGGATGCCACCAAGTTCAACACTTGCAGAAAGTATTTGCGGAGAAGATTATAGTAAAATTGTTTTAGAACTTAATAGGTTAGTTGTGAATGATGGATTAGAAAAAAATGTATTAAGTTATTTTGTATCAAATTGCTTAAATATGATACCGAAGCCAAATATAATTGTATCATTTAGTGATGCAAATATGGGACACAATGGATATATTTATCAAGCGTGTAATTTTTTATACACTGGCGAAAGTTCAAACATTACAAAACTAATTGATAAAGATGGAAAGGAATTTCACTTTAGGAATATTGGACATTATCAAAAGAATAACCGATTGAAAGTACGATTAGTAAAAAGAAGATTGAATGAGGAAAACATAAACCGAGTTGAAGTTGCTGAACACTTGCGAAAATTTAAAGGCGATATAAAAGCAAAAGATTTAGATAAAGTATTTGGATATAAAGATACTTGCTCACATTGGTTCAGAACTGATGCAGGTTTTAGTTTTCCTAATAATAATGATTGGTTGCGATTGAAAGAAATATTAAAACTTGATGATAGTTTAGATGATAAAATGTTGCCGTTTGAAATGATACCCGACAGCAACGAAATAATAAAAAAACTTGAATTAAAAAAGATTGATATTTTACCAAAGCACCGATACATATTTATAAGTGCAAATAGCAGAGATAAAAAAAGTATTATGAGTAAATTCAAATTAGAAATAAAACAATATCCAAAGGGAGAAAACAAAAGATATGATTCAAGTTTCGAACCAACTATTCAAACACAATTATTCTAATGAACGAACTTAAACAATTCCAAGATGTGCAACAAAAGTTAAACGAACTGCGCACAAAAGACTACAAAAAGTTAAGATTGATTATGGATGAATACTGTGGTTTTACAAATCTAATGACACAACGTGAGCCTAATTATATATCCCTATGGCATTTAACATCGTTTATAGAAGACTTTGAGTTAAAGGTGATACAAAGTATAGGAGAAAGAAAAATAACAGCAGAAAAGCACCTTAAAACACTTTACCTAATCCAACAGCAATATGGTAAATACTACTTCGAATCAATTATCTATCGCCAAAAGGTGCAGGAACTTGAAACAAACCAAATAATATTTATGGAAAAAATCAGAGAATTAGAAAGTGAAATCAAAATGTTAAACAATTTAAAAGAATTTTAGTTGATAAGTTGTTTAATACTTAATAAACAATAGGGTAAACTTTGATGCGCCAATAATGGCAATAATTTGGAACGCATTGAAATAGTAAATGAAATTTTAAATAACCCTGCATACCTTGACACCTGCCGAAAGTTAGACCAAAATTATGCAGATGATATTTACCAAGAAGTAATTGAACAGATATTAACTATTCCTGCTGAACGATTACCCACATTAAATTATTTACAGTTCTGGTATTATTGTGTAGCTAAAAACATTATTTCACGCAATGGCAAGTTAGGTAAGTTATTCTCAAAAGAAATTCCAATGGATGAATTTATGGAATCAGAATCCGAAAGAATTATAGATGACAGCGATTTAGACTTTAAGAAAATAGAAAACTTTATGTTGGGATGCAGTGAGTTTGAAAATAGAATAGTGTTACTATACGCAGAACATAAATCAATGCGAAAGATAAGTAAGATAACTGGCATTAGTTATTCAGCATTAAGGTCAGTAAAAGAAAAAATAAAAAAATTTGCAAATGAAAATCCTTGTAATCATACCGAGTTATCCTAACATTAGTGGTGTAGACTATCACCGATTATTACAACCACATAAACGCATGGCAGAAATGTTTAAGGAAAGTGTGGATATGTACCAAATAAATGAAATAGACAGCGCAACCATTGAGTTTCTGCAAGGCTTTGACATAGTAATAGCTAACCGATTTATAAGTAGAGTAAATGGTAACGAAGTAATAAGAAAGCTAAAAGATGCAAACGTGCCTTATGTATTAGACATTGATGATGATTACAGGTTACCTAATTGGCACATACTACAAGAAGCAGCAAAGCAAGAAAACCACGCAGCAAAAATACTTCAAGCACTACATTATGCAAAAGCAATAACAACTACACACGAATATTTAAGTGGAACTTTAAAGTACGAAGCAAGCCAACCGAATGCTTTTGAAATACCAAACGCAATAAACCCTGAAGAAGACCAGTATAAGTTTGCAAAAAGAAAACTTGACATAGTTAAATTAGGTTGGAGTGGCTCAATAACACACTTCGAAGATGTACTACTTATGCACGATGGATTGTATTCACTATATACTCAACAACATTTAAAAGATAAATTCCAAGTAATATATGGTGGGTATAGTGATTACGATGATACATCACAAGCAATAGCAGGTGTTATGAGTTGTAAAGGCAAAGCAAATGAATCACAATTTGCAACCTACCCAAGCACAACTATAAACGAGTATGCAAAGTTTTATGATGAAATAGATGTATCACTTATACCTTTAAGAGATAACCGATTTAATAGGCTAAAATCAAACTTAAAACTAATTGAAAGTGGATTTAAAAAGAAGGCTTGCATAGTATCAAATGTTCATCCGTACGAACCAATGTTAAATCATGGCAAAAATTGTCTGGTAGTAAAGCATAAAAACGATTGGTATAAGCACATGGTAAAATTAATAGAGAATCCAAACATGATTGAAGATTTAAGCGAACAATTATATTTAGATGTTCAAGTGCAACACATTGATAATATAGCTGAAGCACGATATAAAGCATATAAACAAATAATAAAATTATGATAGATTTAATATTTTACTGCATAGGAATAGCTATGTTGTTTACTGCATTTTTTAGTTTAACACAAATACCAACGTGGTTAGATTTTAAGCCATTTAACTGCAACGTGTGCCTTTCTTTTTGGATTTGTGTAATAACTATTCAATTTGATTTAATTCACTACACACAAGCATTTGCAGTAGCAGGTTATGCTGCTTACTTTTCAATGATACTAAAACGAATAATGTATAAGATATGAGAAACTTTGATGAAATTTATTTTGCAATGAAAAAAAAAGGCGATAACCGATTTAGCCTTTTAGAATTAGTAAAAATATTTGATAACGAAACAAGTTGGGTAGGTACAAGCCAACAACTATTAGAAATTAAATCATTGAGCCATGAGGTTACTGGCATACGTTCAGGCGATTGTTCTGCTTGTAATCTTGATGCAGTTAAAAATATGGTTAGGTGGGTAAAATTAAACGAACCTAATATAAAGATAAAAAAATAATGGCATTAATCGCAATGGCTGTGTATGACACAGAAGAAAACAAAAGAAGTAAATATACAAAAGAAACTTTAAATAGTTTAATTAATACAGTTGATGAAAAAGAACATCGAATTATAATAGTAGACAATGGTAGTTGTGAGGAAACTAAAAAATTACTTGTTGCA